AGTTATATTATATTAGCTGCTAACAACAAGGCTGTAGCTGTTAAAATATCTGATACTAGCACAACATTTGATTTAGCTTATACAGGATCAGAAACCGTATCATCCCCTGTTGAAATGATCCAGGCTTTTAATAAGGTCTACATATTCAGAGAAGGTGATGCAGCATTGTTTGTTGACCTTAGTACTAATAACATAACTGGCTCGCCAACAATGACATTAGTAGAGGAGGGAGCGTTTACACTTCCATCAGCGCAACTAACAACAGCATTTGAAATAACTAAAGGTGAAGCCAAGGGAACTAAAACAGGTCACGGATACGTATCCGGTGATGTTATTCAAGTTAAGATTGTAGGTGATAGTGGTCTTACTCTTAATGACACGTTTACTGTATCCAGAATAAGTAGTGATGATTTTTTCTTTTTTCCTAACAATGCGCCTGATTTAAGTAGCATTACAAGCAATGAACCTACATTCATAAAAGAATTACCTTCTGAGCTTGGTTTTACACATATGCCAGCACCTAAGTACGGTGTTGTTCACCAGCGCAGATTAGCCGTCCCTTATCGTTTTGAACTATCAAGCACGGATACTGTTACTGACCGCAAGATTTTTGATGAGGTAATACTGTCAAGAATCCTGGATACGGATACCTATGATCAAAGGTTTGGTCAATTCAGGTTCAATGCAGGTATGGCTGATTTTAATGTAGGTATGCTATCCTTCTCGGATGATAAATTAATTGTATTTAATCGTAATAGTATTCATCAAGTAACTGGGCAAGGAGAGGTGGAAACACTAAGTAATCAATTACTTACGGATGAAGTTGGTCTAATAGCAAAAAACACTATAGCTCAGGTAGGTAACCAAATATTATTTTTATCAGATAATGGTGTATATGGACTTACCTTTATTGATCGTTATAATCTTCGTGGTACTGAGTTACCTTTATCTGAGAGTATTCAGGAAACAATCAACAGAATAAATAAGGCAGCGGCTGAAAAGTCCGTAGCTGTTTACTTCGATAATCGTTATTACATAGCTGTTCCAACGGATGGATCACCTGTTAATAATACTTTGCTTATTTATAACTTCCTTAATAAATCCTGGGAAAGTATAGATAGCGTTGATAACAGTAATCTAACTGGTTCTGATTTTGAATTCACGAATTTACTTGTTACTGGTTCTGGCTTAGATAAAGGCGTTTACGTAGTAAACACTGATGGAGGAATACACAAACTTGAGACCGAGACCGATGGTATTGATCGAGTCATAACACAAATTGGATCAACTACTGAAGAAACATCTAGCGTTAAAGGATCCGCTACTACTCGTATGTTTACATTGAACTCCATTGACCGCAAGAAGTGGAATAATTTTGAGTTACACCTTGAGTCCGGTGCTGACAATGTTTCCAATGTAAGCATTACTGGCATAGCGGAGAATCCTGATTCTGATCCAGATATTGATTTACTAACAGCCAGTGATTACTTAGGTAATAATATTCCAAAAGGCGAGGATGTATCCATACGAGCTAGAATAGGAAATAATAGAGCCTACGGATTTCAAATGAAAATTGACAGCACCTTGGGTATACCTAGTTTTCGTGCAATCAAGGTTGCTGGGGTGGAGACATTTAGGTCCACAAGTAGTGTACAGTAATGCTATAATCTTAATAACTTAATTCATTCACAAAAATGCCTGTTTTATCTACCGGAAAAACATTTTCTGCCGCTGAGCAGATTACATCAACTAAGCTTAATAATATAGCTAATGCCGCTGACTTTACTGACACAAGCGGTAGTGCTGTTGATTCATCTGGTAGCACTGGTACTTGCGTGAATGGTGGTGGCCTTGAAGTAACATCAGGTGGTCAGTTACAAGTAAGTGATGACGGTGTTACATTTACTAAAATGCAAAATGTTGCAGCTAATTCTGTATTAGTACGTGATGCTAACTCAGAGGGAGACATAACCGGTAAGGCACTTAGTAGTACACAAATACTTATTGGTGACGGAACTGGATTCACAGCAGCAGCCCTTAGTGGTGATGCCACAATGACCAATGCGGGTGTTGTTGATATATCTGATAATGTTGCTCTAGGTGGTAACCCTACTGCTACAACTCAGTCAGCTGGTAATAATACTACTAGAATAGCTACAACAGCTTTTGTTACTACTGCTGCTTCAGCTGTTACAAACTCTTTAACTAGATTTACTCATTCTGATAAAACACAGACAAATGGTTCTTCAAATTTAAGTAGCTGGACAAGGGCAGACGGGACTGATGCATCAGCATCCAGTAAGACAATAACTATAAATACCTCTGGGTATTATATAGGTATGCTTCGGGGTAATGTTTCCGCTAGTCAAGGAACCGTAAGCGAAGCATTAGCTAGATTTGATTTTGTTAATACTGCTAGTACAGGAGCTACGGACACAATACAAGTAGGTGATGCTGTTATACTTAAAAACGGTGATTCAATAGTTTTTGATATAGATAATCAGTCAGGTAGTACGTTTACCTTTTCTTTAATTGAATTTATTTTAATAAAACTAACCTAATGGGATACAATCGTTTACAAACAAAGTCACAACACGCTGCAAATAGTATTACGAACTTAAAAATGTTAATTTCATATATTCATTCACCAACATTTTAGTTAAAATACTTAACTAACATAATATAATAACGTACAGCTTAATGAAAAAATTATTAATAAAGTTTTTAGAACCACTTGAGAGGGCTGTATTTAATTATATGTGGCAACGCACAGCTTAATGATTAAATCCCTAACAACAGAAGAGGAGTTAATTCAATTGCACGCTATATTATCAGAATTTTACAAACTAATGCCTTATAAGAAAAAAGAAGTAAAAGCTGAGCCTTGGGCTGCTAGATGGATGAACTTAATTCAAAATGGTTTTGGTAAGGTTCTAGCCCTAGTGGAGGATGGTGTATACAAAGGTGGTATTGGTTTGGTAACAGTCAATTCTTTAGAGGACGGATCACAGGTTACCCAAGAAGCATTTTGGTACGTTGATGAGAAATCAAGGGGCGGTGGAATACGACTTTACAAAGCAGCAGAGGAGTACGTTAAATCAATTGGATCAGAAAGATTTATGATGATTCATCTTGAGAACTCAATGCCAGATAAGGTTCGTTCTTTTTACAAAAGAATGGGATTTAAAAAAACTGAAACCACTTATATAAAGGAATTTTAATGGCAATAGCAACAGGCACAGCATTAGCGTTAGCGGGCGGAGCTACTTTAGCAGGTGGCGCATTGCAAGCTAGTGCAGCAAAAAAAGGTAATAGGCAACTTGCTGCTGCAGCGCGAGCTGCGTATGAGGAGTTACGCGATCCTAGTGAAATACTTCAGCAACAGTACGGTGAGGGTGGTATTTTTGATCAGGATCTGCAGGAACAAATACTTGGCAGGGAGGCTGCGCTTATACCTGGTTACTTTGGATTACAAGAACAAAGGGCTGGTCTAGCCGGGGACGCGCTTGGGGGTATTAGGGATCAAGCTAAGCTTGGTCAACTTGCGGATGTTGCATTACTTGGTGGATTATCAAGAGGTATTCTTGAGGACCCAACCCTTCGAGGTCTTTCAAATATTCAGACACAAAGAGCCTTGGACGCTGTGCAAAGAGCGCGTGATCCATTGGATTTTCAAACAAGAAGCGGTATAGAAGAAAGCGCACTTAATATTAGTAACCGTCTAGGACGTACACTTGACGCAAGCGCAATCGCTAGGGCTACTGAAATGTCCTTGGACGAACAAGAGCGCAGACGTAGACGCGCGGATGATCTTATTGGTAGTGCATTTGGATTACGCCAGAGTACTAAGGTTGATCCATTCCAGTTCCTGTTTGGCGCACCCAGCGCTGAGGAACAAATTGCTTCTGGATTCTTTACTTCACCGTTGGGTACACAGGTTACTGATCCAGGGGCAGCTATAAATCTAGGAATGATGACTGATCAGAACAGAGCTAGCGCGTTGTTAGGACAAGGCCAAATACAAGCACAAGGAACTGCCGCACAAGGACAGATACTTGGTAATACTATTGGATCGCTTGGTAACTTAGCAATGTTGGGTAGTTCGCTTCCGGGTTCTGGTGCGGCTTCTAGTGGTATTCAATCCGCAGTTCCAGCTAATCCTAATAATTTTATAATTAATCCTAATACATATACCCCTAGAGCGACCTTTACTCCTAATTATGGGGTATTTGGTCAGTATATGTAAATAATAATATGGCTATAAAAGGAAGCAGTCCAATAGATACAAGATTAGGAATGCTGGATTTAACTCCAGCAATTCAATCGAGTGCCTTAGTTCAGCAAGCTAATATTGATCTATCTAATAGCATCAATCAAGCGATTACTAATTTTGCACAACAAAAAGTCAAGAAAGAGAATGAGCAAATAAGTATTAATGCTATCCAGAGCCTTCTTGGTATAAGTGATCCTAACCTAGCTAAGGCTATAGTAAAGGATCCTGCTGTAGGTAAGGCCTTTCAGTTCCAACGAGAGCAAGAGCAAATAAAGGATGATAGAGAACTAAAAATGACATTAGCTATGCTAAGTGCTTCTCCCAAGGGTACAATGATGACTGAATCAATGTTGAAAAAGATGTATCCTTCTGAACAATTTGATTATACTATTACGCCCCAAGGCTTGAACGAACAGGGCGAAAACATATTAGCTGTAAAAAATATAAGCCCACGCGCTCCTGTACAAGAAGAACCACCAGGAGAAATTACTGCTTCAGTGTTTAAAGAAACAGTATCTCCATTAATAGGGGATACACGAGCAATGCAAACAAAATTAGATCAAACCAATCTAGGAATTAAACTTTTAAAAGAAGGTATGGAGACTGGTTTTGCTGAATCATTGGTTATGAAATTTAAAAGCGCAGCAAATCGTTTAGGTATTGGTGAAGATTTTGACATAAGCAACCAAGAGTTGTTTCAGAACGTAGTAGGACCACGTTTATTGGATTACGTAGCACAAACAAAAGGTGCTATTTCAAATAGAGAATTTGCTACTTTTGAAGGTTGGTCGGCAAGTATAGATAAAACTGCTGAAGGTAATTTAAAAATTCTTGAAGTTACTAGGCGTATTGCACAAAGAGAGCTAGATGTAGCTAGATATACTAAAAAATTATTATCCGAGAATCCTGTGTATACACAAAGCATACAAGGCACTTTCAAGTTACAAGCAAAAGTAGAGGAATACATTGAAAAATTAGCATCTGATCCTAAAACAAACATTTATGGTGTAACTGATATGAGTTTTGAGCCAGTTACTACAACTGTACCTGATGGGGTAGGCGCATACATAGGAGATTAAAATGCAAGCTAACCTAAAGCAATATCAAGATGCTCGGGTTCGCGCACTTGAAGCAAATGACACAAAAGCTGTAGCGTTAATTGATGCTGAGATACAAAAACTATTACCTAGCACAAACCCCATAGCTGATGCGCCTACTACTTCTATTGCTGAAGAAATGGTGCAAAAAAGTAGACAAAACAACGCCCTAAATGATCCAGTTGGATTAGCGTACCGTATAAATGTTGATCCAGTCCTTGAGATGTCAGGTATGGCTCTTGATGGAACATTGAAAGCCGCACAATTTTTAAGTGATCGTTTTGGAACAGGTGAAGTTGCTCAGAACATACAATCAAATATTGATTCAATGGGTGGTCCATCTGATTACATAAATAAATTTAGGATGCAACTTAACGAAGGTCTAGCTATACCGGATCCACAAACTAGAGCAGAAATTCTAAATGAAACGATGGTTGAGTACGGAGAAGGTCTTACCAAACTTGGCCTTTTATCTGTAGCGGCAAGAAAAGTTCCAGTAATAGGATCTATTGGTAATGTTATCATAAGAGAAATTAAAAAAAGACCATTGTTGTTTTTGGCATCAGAGGGAGCTGGAGTTATAGCTGAAACAGAGGCTGAGTTTCAAGGTGTAGGTGATTTAGGTCAGACTGTGATTGGAGCAACTACATCAGTTCTAAGTCCCTTTGCTTACACTAGGGTAGCAAAATCTTTATTAGGATTAACGAACAATCAATTCATCAAAAAATACAGTCAACAAAACTTCACAAATGCTTCTGAGGTTTTACAATCCATAGCTCGTAATCCAGAAGGTGTTGCTGCTCGACTTGATGGTGATTTTAATTTTGGTGTTCCTGTTGCTTCGGGTATGGACGCACCCCTTGAGATGATTACCGGGGACTCAGCATTTACAGCCTTTGAAAGACAACTAGCAGAAGTAGCAAACGATATTAACCTTACTGAGAGGGACAACAAGTTCATTCGTGATTTAGCTAATATATTTGATGAAGGCAAAAATGCTACCAGCCCGCTTAAAATTATTACGCACGAGAGAGAAAGATTAGAAGAGGCTATAAATCTTAATACGCGTTTACGTTTACAACAATCGCAACAAAGACTTAAACAGCTAAACCCTAATGCTACGGTTGATGAATTAAGCGAAGCAGTTGCTGAAGCGGTTGATTCGTCCTATGATGCTGCACGTAGGCTTGAGAATGAAATGTGGGACGCTGTTGATATGAGTGGTTCAGCGTTTCAGTACCCTAATACTCGTAAAATATTTAACGATTTATTTGATCCAAAGACCGGTATAGATTTACCCAGTCAAAGAGATATACCAAAAATAGCTAAGGAGTACTTAAGCGAAAAAGGAAAATTACCTAGAATTGCTGATTTGTATGGATTATATAGACAATTAGGTAAAGAGGCAAGTTTAGCTAGAAAATTTGGCGCTGGGCAAAATAAAGACTTAGCAAGAATAGCAGAGCAATTAAGAGCAGCCATTTGGGAGGATTTACAAAAGATACCTGGAAGTAATGTACAACTTCTACGAGCAAAAAACACATCACGATTGGTTAAAAAGCAATTTGATGGCAATGTAATAAGACGTTTCTTAGGAGAGGACAGTAGGGGCAGAAGTATTATTGACCCAGCAGATGTATTAAAAAAATCAATAAAAAACCCAGATAAAGGATTAGTAGGATTTCAAGATTTAATTAAATCAGTAAGACCAGTAGGCAAACAAGCTGGTTTAGAGCTTACTAAAAACGATCGAATTGTAATTGATTCAGTTGAAGGATTTTTAAAGGACGATTTTGTCTCAAAAGCTTTTGACAAAAATGGAATTTTGCAACCACAAGCAGCTAAAGATTTTATTGAAAAAAATTCAAGAATATTAAGCGATCCATTGCTTCGGCCACTTAGAGCGCAACTTGAATCAGCCCAAGATTTAGGTGATGTGTTACGCAAAAATTTTGATAATGCTGAACAGCAATACGCTAGTCGATTCAAGGGTCGTTCACAACAAGCTGTTAATAGATTTTTTGAAGCTAATGCACTTGATCGTATGAAGCCAGTTTTTGAATCCGGTGATCCTGTTGCAAACGTAAATAAATTACTTGAGTTCATAAGAATTACACCTGAACAAACTTTTAAGAACATTGGCGTAACTAGAGCAAGCGTCAACCAGGGATTAAAAGATACGGTCTTTGAGTACATAACAAATCTTGGAAAAATAAAAACCAAAGATACTGGCCTTAGTAAGTTAAGTATGGTTTTTGGTAATAAAGAAATGAATGAAGCGTTCAGAAGGGTGCTTTCACCCGCTGAAATGGACAGAGTTAAGGAGTACGTTGATATAGTAAACAAATTCAACATATACTCAACAAGAGTTGCTGGAAAGCCACCTAAAGCAGGGGCTACAATTTTAGAACAAATGGTAGGTACTATATCAGGTGGATTGGTGTCCTTACCTGTAACTGGCGCTGGTCAGTTATCAGCTGCGGCTTTTGGTAAAAAGACAACTATTGAAATATTAGTTTCATTACGACAAGCACAAACTCAGCAACTATTAGTTGACTCTTTAAGTGATCCTAAATTATTTAAGGCTCTTATGCAGAACCCTGCTACTAAAGCTATGGGCAATATACCAGCAAAGCGTACTTATTTAGGTAAATACATATTATCTAATTTATTAGAAACTAAGCCAAGTGAAGAAGATAAAAAAACTTTTAAAAAGACACGAGGTCCTAAAACAGTAAAGCCGGGTGAGTTAAACGCTACAAGCACTTTTTTGGAGCTACTTGAGCCAGAGCTTTTGAATCCTTTTTCTGAGGAAAGTGGTAATTTAAGAGGCGCACTATTATTAGCACCTGCCGTAGGACTTGAAGCGCTATCTAGTTACTTCAAGTAAAAGCCCTCACCGCTAAAAAACACAAAAAGCGATGAGGGCTACCCCTAATTAACCGCTTTTGCGGAAAGTTCTGCGTGCTGAGCCAATAGGCCTTTAAGACGTTTCTTCTCCTCCTGGACGGATTTACGTCTCATCATATCCTGATCAATCCTATGTGAAAGCATTGCGGAGTCCTTGCGGAGTAAATCAATGCGTGTAAGTATAGTTGTAATATCGTTCTCAGTCAGTTCCATAATTTTATCTCCTTGCATTTTTTCTCGTACAAATAACCTACTTGCTTCTGGACTTTCTGATTCCTATCGAACTCCGTCTGCCAAGGCATTTGTCTTTGTTCCCAGTTAAAATTGTAATCATTGCGAATAAGTTTACTTATGTTCCAAATATAAGCGTTACCTTCGTACTCCGTCAAGTACAAAAAATCTTTTTTTAAACTCTCAGCTATGCCGGTATTGGCATCAAGCTTTATGCGTTCAATGATCCAGGGATCGTACCGCTTGTTTCTGGATTTTATTTCAATAATATAATAATCGCATTCGAAGTCATAAGGACTCATCTCGTGCGTCTCAGCAAAATCGCCAAGCGTGGGGTAATGCCTACTGAGGGCTTGTATTATTTTGCGTTCAATATCTTTCATAAAGGTAAGAGGTACAGGTGGTTGAAAGGGTTAATGAAGAACCCACCAACATCTTAATAGTTGGACTACCTGTACCAAATTCATACAAAGATTCCTTTGGAACTATAGAATTTAAAATTACCTTTTAGATCGCGCTCACCCTCTCGGTTCTTCGCGATGCAGTACTTCATATTGATATAAAAACCATTGCCGTCAAGTAGTTTTGATTGTTCAATATCACCTTGTGCTGGCCACATAAGAAGAATAATATCAGCATCATTCTCAATATCACCGGAGTCCTTCAAATCATATATAGCTAAACCGCCCTCGCGTTTTGCTCCCTCCCTATTAACTTGGGACAGTAACATAATGGCTATATCAAGCTCCAGGGCTAGCTGCTTGATTGTGTGCGATATATTAGCAATAGCATCATTCTTGGATTGGTTCTTGTTCTGACCAAATGGTATGAGTTGCAAATAATCAATCACAAGTAACTTTACTCCGTACCTGCGTACCATAGTTCTGGCATAGGAACAAATATCAAATACGTCCCTTACGCTATGAACAGTATATATTGGAAGTTTCTGTATCTGGTCACAGCCATCCCGAACCTTCTGCATCCTTTCTTCGGTAATGTTATGATCCTTTACTTCCCTTAGATTGGATTGGGACTTTATACTAATAATCCTCTTCACGACCTGTTTCTGAGGCATCTCCAAGCTTACTATGCCAACCGGGTACTTATCCTTCAGTGCGGACTTAACGGCTATGTTCAGGGCGAGTTGACTCTTGCCGCAGGACGTAGGAGCACTGAGTACTAGAACCTCTCCCGCACCTATACCACCTAGCCCAAACTGTTTGTCCAAATCTCCTGTGTGCGTCCTTACAGCGTCCTCTACGTACTGATTGTTATGCTGTAGCTCTAACTCCTCTTTAAGGGCTATTACAGAGCCTTCTATGCCCATTTCCTTGTGTACTGCAAGGGATAAATTAGCAATGTCCGTCTCAAGTTTGGGCGTAACGTCCTCAGCGGATTTTGCTTCAGTAATAAGGTCCTCAGTATTGCTACGAAGCATCCTTATTAGTTGCCTGGACTTGGACTTACTGCTTACTATATCGATACTGTCACGACCCTCTAAGGTTGTCGTAATTGTACCAAAGATACGAAACAGGGTATCTGAACCTACATCCTCGTAGCAGGATTTCTGCTTCAAGGATTCAGTAATATTTGGGATAGTTGGTATCCTGCCGGACTGAGCTAAGTCAGATAGGGCAGTAAACAATAATTGGTGCTGAAGGGTATAAAAATCTTCTGGTCGTAATACATTGGCGTATTGGTCATAGAAGTCATTACTGTCATCCAGTGTGCAGCAAGCTAATACTTTCTCTTCCGCACTGACATTCTTTGGGTAATTCGTTGTCTCTTCCAGCATTCAAATGTTCTTTCATTGATACAAGGCATTGTCCAAGGTACTTTACTTGTCTGTAAATACGCTTGGAGTCCTGCTCTTTTTCGATTTCGTTTTGGAGATAAAGGGCTAGATCAAGCCCTTCCGATATTGTTTGGATTAATTTGGAAGTCATAGCTTTCCATACTATCACCTTAGTCCAATTCGAACGATTTATGGTATTCCTCGCGTTCAATCATCCCTATGGCTATCAAGGAGTAACCAATTAGATCCCTAAAAATATCCTTGGATTGGTCACCATCAGTATTAACTGATAGCGTACCATCAGCGCAGAATGCTTTAGCTCTTTGGAACTTATCCTGCATTCTTACACAGATTCCAGTAAGTGGATGCACACCAAACTCAGAGGAAGCGTCAAAATTTGCGAATGGATTATCGCAAGTCTCACCACCAGTATAATCATTATTCTTCTGAGCAGTCATCTCCAGGATGGAGTAAACTTCTATGGTGCGGAAATCTTCCCACCAGAGCTTGTCAAAACGACAGGACTCCGGTGGGTAGTTTTCTTCGTCAATAGGATAATCCTCTTCCATTAGAAGGGAAGATCCTCCTCAGCTTCTGGCGCTTTGGCTGTAGTAGCTGATGCTTTACTTAGTTGTGGTTCAACCTTCAAGGACAAGTATTTCTTGCCATCCTTGCTCTCGTTTTTCCAAGCAGCTAGTTGGTACTCCACACCAGCTACGTTTAATGGCCCCTTCATAAAAGGAGCGTTTGGGTGATCAGCGCCATCATTTGTAAAGATAGCGCCCCGGTTTGTATTATCGTGTTGTGTCATAAATATATCCTCAAAAAATATCATTAAAATCGTTAGAAGTAACTGTTTTGGCCTTGGCTGTTCTTGGAGCAGCCTTGCCGTGCGTATTGGTAGCATCCGCGTCCTTTGTATCATCAATACAGAAAAGACCATTCAGTGCGTACTTGCGTGCATAAGAACTAGCGGAGCCAGTGATCTGGGCATCGTCCATACCTTTCTTAACTTCAGCTTCACGAGCAAAGGCTGATGCGCTTAGTACTAAGTCAGTCTCATTATCAATCAGGTTGGCTGAGGCCTTGACGTATACACGACCACCGACC